TGTTGCTAAACCGCGCCCGTAATCCTCATTTCGGATTACGTCAGCCGCCGCCCATGCGATATTGTCGCATGGTTCTTCGGCCCCCCAACCTTCGATTGGATTCCACTTTTGCAAGTACGACGTAGAAATTACCGAAAATTTGCGAGCCGTATTACTGTTGAGCGCGTTTGTCGCACGCATCGCCACAGCAATTAACGTACAATTTCCAAAAGTATGGACAGATGGAGCATAACCACGAAGGCTTGCCCAATTACATTGGTCGAAAACTCGATTAGAGCCGACGCCTGTCATTCGGTAAACACGACATTCATATTTGCCCAAAGGTACTTCAAATTTGTAGGAACTAACCTGGGCGGTTTGTGTAGCATTTTTGATTACAGGTTGTTGTGCAAATTCCCAAAGTCCGCCATCCAGATTTCGATATTCAATTGCTATTTGCACAGAATACGAAATTGTGTCGCCTTCGTCGTTTACCTGTCCAACGCCGCGAGGGTTAGAAATATCAATACCGATATAATTAATATCGAGTTCCGAACTGATAGTAAACGCAATAGGTGGTGTATAGTCGGGAGAGTCGGGCGCGAGTAATTCAATATTACTAACCGCCGAAACAACAATAACGTTATCTGGAAAAAGCGTTACCGCCTCGCCAGGGTTGACGATTTGAATTTCAGCATCATCGAAACTAGTCAAATCAGTTTCATCGACTAGGATTTTGTCAATTCGAAGACGACCCAACGAAACGCAAAATAGCTGATATAGATATTGTTGATTTCCACGGTATTCGCTGTACGGTTGCGCCGCCAAATCGGGATAGGTTCGCATAGTTCCGTAAACACGCGGAATTGCTTCAAGCAAACGTGCTTCGTTCGATTGGGCGTTCAAATTGTAAGTAGGGCTTGAAGTTTCCCTTCCGTTACCCAAGCCAGAAGTTTTAGGCGCTGGTACAACAGGCATTAAAAGCGTTGCACCAACTGCAACAGCAACACCAATTGCCGCCGAAACCGCAAGAGACATACCGAAAGTAAAGTATGCTAAAACAGCAGCGATAACGCCCATAATAATGCCGTTAGAACCGCCCCCTCCGCCTTTTGGCATATAAAGGATTTGGATTACATCGGAATCATTAATGCAAGTATTCCAGTATTTCTGCAAAAGAACGCGACCGTTAATATAAACAAGAAACGGCTTATTACGAATAAGACGACCCTGGAAATCATAAACTAATTTGTTTTCCGAAAGAATCTGATAGATAGTTTTGCCGGGTTGAACTTGTAACTTATTCACATCCATTTGAGGACGGAAAGCGTTCTTGTGAATAAGTAAATTCGCGTTCATTAATTCAACCTGTAATATTGTGTACGACCGAAACTAGCCGAACGTAACTTATAAACTGGCGTCCAGATTACACCAACGCCTTCCATTGCGTGAAGTATACCGCCGCCGTCTATATCTAGATAGATGCCCACATGGGGCGTCTCGCCGCCGCGCATGAGCGCACCACAGCCATGAACCGGCCTTTCTAGACGCGTCCACTGACCCAGGCTTATCTGGCCTTCGAAAAGGTTCTTACACGCCACAGGATCACCCAGCGGAGCTAATGGCATTTGAATTTTAAAGTAATTGAGTTGAATAAAGTAAAGCAGCCCCCAACAGTTAAAACTATCGGGGCCGAATGAACCATTTTCGTATGGTAAGCCGATAAAATAATTAACGTCTGAACTGTTCATCGCGAAAGCGCCGGAAATCTTTCAGTGGTATATCGTTTCCACGGAAACGGCCAGTTATGAACGTCGCTTAGTGTGGCTGTTCCGCTAACCGTTGTAACCGAAGCCGAAGCCGAAGTCAGTTGCATTACCACAGGTGGGTCAGTTTGCGGGATACTTGTATCAGTATTTAGATACTGTCGATAAATTAGTGTAATTGGTTCAGTTCGTGCGATGGCTTGTTCCAGATAAGTCGCAACTAACCGGCTTACGTTAGAGATACTGAACACTATTTTTGGAACTTCGTCTTCCGCAAAACCTGGGTCGGTAATATCAAAAGGTATCGGTAGAAATTCCAGTGTCTTGCCCGGGCGCAAAGGCGCGTCAACTTCAAGCGTACACATCCAAGATTCAAATGCGCGAACCGCCAAGATACTTGTTTGGTTTCCATTTTCGTCTACGAAAGCAGGGTGAATAAGTTCGATTGTATCTAAACCATATTCATCAACTGGCTGTGACGCGTAACATTCTTTTAACGCTTCTGTCATTGACATGCTAAACCCCAATTGTCACTGTTCCGATGTATTCGGTGTCAAAATAACCTTCGTCAATATAGTCGCTTAGGAATGTAGAAACTAGATCAAGATATTGCCCGTAAGTCAACATAGGGGCTTCGAATGTTTCAAGCGACAGCGTTATCCAAAATTGGCAACCTTCTGGAGCCTCGCTAGGACTATTGGATATTCTAGCACGTAATAAACGTTCCCCTAGTGAATTGGCGAAAGGGGCTTGAAAATACGCAATACCGTCTTGAACCGCATCCCTATAGAACTGCCAAAAGATATCACGTTGCTGTAGATTCATAAGAATCTTACCGCTATATGTTGTGCTTCGCGTGCGGAATCTACGCCGAACTTCTGGCAAGCCTTCTTGAATATCCGAATAAGCAGGGCCACTTGTGGGCATTATTGTAAAATCGCGTTTATCTAGAAGCGGTAAAGTAACGGGCCAAACAGCCTGTTGGATATACATATTCGGCGCCGAACGCAATTCATCAAAGGTCATTGAAACATCCCAACCCATACCAACAGGTTTATAGGATGGTTTGCCATCAACTGCTCGCATTTTAACAGTTCGGTCGGCTAATGGAATATCCGCCCAGTTTTCACCAGCGTTCAAGGTATATTCTACCCAGGCTTCAAAGATTGCCGCTTGTTCGTATAACTGTAAACGCCAAGTTAAGCTGTAGCGAAACGGTTGTGAACCCCAACGCCGAACATCTGAATATAAATCATCATCCATTTGGAAACGGTGCCGCTTTTGTGGCATTGTTCCCTGATAGCCATCGCGAACAGGAATAGGTAATTGCGTTGGATAGTTAGCCATTATCTATTCGCCGTCTGATGTTGAACGCCATAGCTTTTCTGGAAAGCATTCGAAAGTGGACCTTGCCCGGAACTGACTTTGCTAGCCAATGCGTTTTCGATGCTATCAATCGTAACTGTAATATCTTTTCCGCCCTGATCGTTATCAGTTTGTTCTGTAGTAGCTGTTGTACCGTTTGCATTATTGATTACGGTTACGGTGACAGAACCGCCAGTGCCTACATTACCGCCCGCTTGAACCATTTGAACGCTAGATGCACTTGCGCCAGCCGACGGCAACGGATTACCGCTTTGAATGGCGTCCATCGTTCCGATACCCAAACGCGAAACTGTGTCGGCGGTCATTACGTATTCACCGGCATGCACGAGACCTGCTACTTTATCCACCGCGCCGTTGCCGGTATACCCGCCCGCCTGGAAACCGGCCATTGCAAAGGAGGTTGACGCCACGTTGGCCGCACTGATCGCCGCCACAGCCGGGGCCGCGTTGGTGCCAAGGGTTGCAAGGGAAACAGCAGCAGCCGCAGGCGCCCACGCGATAGCCGTAGCCCCACCCAACGCGATAGAAGACGCCACGCCAGCAGCGCCCAGTGTTTGCCCAATAGCCGCGTTAATCGCGTATTGAATACCTAACTTAATCAGCGAAGCTATAAGCTGTTGCACGGCTTGTTGCGCCACGTTACGCAAAGCATCACCGAGGCTTTCGGTGCCCATGATTGCACCAGCTAACGCATTTGCGAAACCGTCTTGCAACGTTACGAACATATCGCCAAGCGCGGTTGTAACACCCGCCGCCATACCCTGATAACCTTCTAGCAATCTACCGAAAGTGGCTGTAAGTTCATCGCCCGGAATAGCTTGGTCCATTGCGATACGCAATTGTGCGGCTTGTACGGCTAGCGTTTGCATTTGCGCGCCGTACATCGACATGCCGATTGTTCCGTTATCATATGCAATTTTTAAAGCATCTTGCTTTTGGCGTATCTGTTCAAGAGTACCGCCAGTATCTGAATAAATTTGGTTGTACTGTTCTTGTACACCTTGCGCATACTGAACAGCCGCCGCTTGTGCCATGAGCGCGTCAACATCAGCTTTGCGTAAAGCTGTTCCGTTTTTCAACGCCTCTTGCTCGATTTGGTGACGTGTTGTCAGCAATTCAATTTGTTGGGCGTTCTTACCGAATGTTGATTCTTGAAACTCTAGTTCTTGACGATACTTGCGAAGCGGGTCTACCGATTGGTTGAACGCTTCAACGGCGGAATCTAATTTCGCGTTGTACTGTTCTTGACTCAAGAAACCGGATTTCAGAAGAATATCAATAGCCGACAAATTAGCCGCGTATTCGTCAGACGGGCCTTGAATTTCTTCGTAAACCTTATCCATTTCTTGCGTGACTTGTTTTTGCAATTGAACAGCGGCAATCTTTTCTTTTATAGAGGCGGCTTCCGCCGCATTCAAAGTAATTTTCTTACCGGCAAGCTGTTCTTCGATTGCGTCAAATTGCTGTTGCTGTTCACGAATTGGTTTGAGCTGTTGCATACGCTGGATTTGATTATCTAACTGCAAATTGACTTTAGCTAAAGCAGCCGCACGGGATTCTCCAGCCTTATCCCCGCCAGCGTCGTCAAATGCTTTTTTAATTCGGTCTTGTGCACCTTTTACAGAATTCTCTTGCCATTTTTTATAAAAGTCATCGAACTGTTTAGTTCGAATTTCCATAGAATTCTTGTATGCGTCCGCATATGCTTCGGCGGCACTTTTACCTTCTTCGGCTGGTCCACTTGCGTCCATGCGAGCAATTGGCATTGCTGCAATTTCTGGAATTTTAATATTGCCGAGTTTATTCATTGCCCCGGTGATTTGGTTAATACCCGCAATCGTTACGTTTATCAACGCTTCCAAAATCTTGGCAACGTTATTGTAAATAGCTACGAAAACATCACGAAAACCAGCGGGTAACTTTTTCCAAGCATTCAAAACTACAGCGGCTGCACCGTCACTAGCTGCACCAATCATATTAAATTCTTGAATGGTGGTATTTACAAAATCTTTGTATTGCGTTTTTAATTTATCAAAGAATGACTTTGTGCTGTCGCCTAGACCGCTTACTTCACTTACGGTAACAAAAAATGCTTTGAAAACATCAGTCATCGTGACTACATCACCGTGCATCTTTTTAATTTGTTGTGATGTTAGCCCCAAATCTTTAGAAAACTTTTCGATTGCTGAACTTTTTGTAAGTTCCAGCGACATGATTTTTAGCCCAGCCGCCAAGGCGCCCACCGCCGCCACCAAGGGTAAGAAGGGCGCAACCAAGGCCACAGCCGCCAAGGCCATTCGACCGAGCCCCACGCCAGCCTGTGCCGCAATACCTGCAACCTGTGCGCCTTGCTGGATAAATACTGTTAGCGGATTCTGCCCACTTGCAAGCGAAACACCAACGTCTTGAATTTGGAAACCCAAGTTGACTAAGTGGTGTCTTGCAAGTTGCGATGTTTGACCGACTTTATTCACGCTGGTGTTGTAATCTTGCCAGCCCACAGTAGTCCGCTGTTGCGCGCTGTTGACTTCGGTCACAGCAGACGACATTGCACGATCAGCCGCTAACTTATCGCGTGCTGCGCGTGTTGCCTCTTGCAAAGCCTTAATTTCTTCTTGCGTAAACTGAACCTTTCTTTGTATTTCTACTGTTGCACTGCTTTGTGCGCGTGCGGCTTCGAAAAGCGAAGTGTTTTGATCGCGTTGGGCTTGGGTAGCGGCAATACCATTTTTAGCCAGTTGCAAAAGCCGGTCACTTGCCGAACTTGTTGCCGCCGCTGAGGCTTGTTGCGCGGCTGTGTTCTTGTCAATCTGTTGTTGCAATACGCGCAAGTTAGACGCCTGCATACGCGAACTTGCGGCAGCGTCATTAAGGGCGCGTGTCTGCTTTTGAATTTCGGCGTTTGCGCTTTTCATCGATGATTCGATTGCCGATACTCCGCCAGAATCCAAACTATTCAACATCTTTTGCAGACGTTCAATAGCCGTGTAACTTTGTGTCGCGGCTGTACCGATTGCGCGTATACCGCTTTCGATTTGGGTCTTTACTGTACCCTGTACCTGAATATCAACGTTTTCGGTAGTCATTAATCACCCGCTTTGCAATCGGTTGAATCTTCTTAATAGATAGCGCGATTGTTTGCTGAATAAACATCGCGGGCGCCTGTCGGCTTGTGCCTTCGTTAAGATCGATGATATACGGGGTGTTGTTCGATAGCCAGTAAGATTGCCCGGGTAGACCGGGTTCAGCGGCAATTTTGGCTAATTGATAAGTGTCCATAATACTAACGAATGCGGTAGAACCAAATGCACCATAATTGTGGGCATCGATAAAATCACGAGCGGGCGTATTAATAGAAACTTGCCAGTTAGAAAGAGCGGTGGAAGTATCAACCGGTGTTGCGTCGGCGAGGTCCGCAGCTAGTTCAACGACATAGGCTTTTGCAATATCGTTAGCGATAGCTGGCAAAGAATCCGCCAGCTTTGTCATTCTGTTTGAAAGTTCGATAAGGTTCATTTATCACCCGGTTTCTTTTGAAGTTTCTTAACTCGCTTCAAGTTTTCCGCGTCCATCTTTCGAAGGAAATAAACCAAATCGTCAGTTTGATCGTCATCGAAGTTAAACGCCGAAGCGTAAAGCAGCATTGACGTTGTTGGAATTCCAGCGGGGCCGAATGAATGTGTTCTTTCGCTATCCAAATCAAAATAAGCCTGTAAATAAACGTCTAATCCGGCGTCAAGTTCAGGTTTATTCTTTATAAAATCGGGGATCGGTTGACCCCCCATTTTAGCTTGCTTTAGAATCGTTTCTTCGCTAGACCCATGCGTTAAAACGTACAAAAGAACATCTGTTAGTTTTTTGCGTCAGCTTCCCGGTTCGAATCCAGAAAGTTCGCGGTTTCGTTGGCCGCGTCGGAAAGTTCCTGATATAGATCAGGCAAATCGGTCATCAGCTTTTTGGCGTTTTCGGTCGAGAACGGAAGGTCGGCGCCCTGTTCGTTGCGAACGTTTTCCCAACCTTTGAGAATATGCCCACAAAACAAGTCAAGCAGAAGGTTTTCAGCGACCTCGTTTGAAAGCGTACCGGCCTTAATTGCTTGGCGGTGTGGTTTGAATGCGCGTTCACTTGCCAGCTTGTAAGTAGTGTTCGATTTACCGGCGCGGCTTACCATGAAAACGATTTCGGTGCCGTCATCGTTCGAACCTTTGACGATGCGTGCGCCAAGATTTTCACGGGAAGAATCGGTTTTGTACTGTTTGTAAAGCGACATTTGCAAACCCTCAAGTAATAAAAAAGGCCGCTCGAAAGCGACCTTTGTAATCTACCGCATTACTGCGGCATTGCCAAGTTTGGCAGATACGGGAAGTACTCATACTGTGCCGTATAACCGTATTTGTTTTCCGCACCGGCTGGTTCAAGCGGAACGGTAATAGGGTTATCTTTCTCAACGTTCAACCGACCGCCGCCCAGGCCGAGCAATGGAATGTCGAAAATGAAGCCGGAATTATCACGGGCGAAGATGATGTTAAAAGAAACATCAGCGTTATTACGAACTGCCCGAACAGCTTCGACTGTTGTGAACAGCGCGGTAATGTCGCCACCAACTTCGAAGTTACCAACCGAAATATCTACCGAACCAAGAACGCCAACCGCTTTAATTGGCGAAGCGTTGTTGTTGATCGAAATAGACGCTTCCGTCACATAGCCAAACAGCGAGCCCGGATTACTATTTGCTTCGTCCAGAACCGCCATTTTCATACGGTACACATCGGAAGAAGTGTTAAACGCCGAAGCATTGCCAGTGAGCGGAACCCGCGAACCAGTCCGAAGAGTGTCACCCGCTTTGCCGGTAACGTAGTTGTTTTCACATGCCACGTATGACATATCTACGTTAAGTTTGTCACCTTGCGGAATGTTCAAAGTGAGTTCGTTGGCAACGGCACCATCGAGGTATTCACCCTGTGTACCTTCTTCGCCTTCACCAAGCGTGCGTTCCAGCGAATAAGAACGGCGTTTGATCAAGGCTGGCTCTTTTTCGTTACGAATCACAACACCCGTAAAGAAACGAATTGCCCCCGCCGCTGATTCGTTGACTGGTTGCCAAGTCACATCATCGAAAATCAAAGCATTGGCTTGAATCACACCGATTCGGGCGAAGCCTCGGTTGTTTACGAATGCCGAACCAGCAACATCACCGCCCAGGTAAATCCACTTACCGGGAATCAGACCGGGAACGGTAGTGAAATCGCTTACAGTACTGACAAGCGAAGCCACGCCGTTGACCACCGCCACCGATACGTCACCCGCTGGTAGTAAGCCGCCTGTACGGTTCAAGAAGGCTGCAACAGGGGGAACTTCAGTTACGAGCGCTTCAACGACCGTAACAGCCCCAGCGGTCGCGCTGGCTACCGTCTTGAGGCCATTGTTAGCCGCATTTACGAAGCCTTCGGCGTAGATCAGTTGACCGGCGGCAAGAGCGTTTGCACCCGCGAACGTGTAAGTCTTTGCGGTGCCATCAACAGCAGTAATCGCGACTTGAACAGCATTCATCGGTTTGGTTGTGAACGGTTCACGAGCATCAGCAAAGAAGAAACCTTGCAAATGCTTGTTCAAGTTCGTTCGGGTCATGTCGATATTGAACCCGCCAGAAGCGTCCATATCAACCACGGTGCCTTTCTTGTTCTGGCGCGACGGGTCAATGGGGCTACGCGCCATCGTAGTGAGTTCGCCACCAAAATCGGAATAGCTGTTCGGGTCCAAACGAATCCATTCAGGAACGTCAGGGAGTTGTTTTAGGCATTCTTCTTCGGCAATCGACAGCCCCGTGATGTTACTGTCAATCTTTACAATTTCACAACCGCGGTTATCAACGGCCATAAGGGTTCACCTCTTTAAATGATTTCATCACGTTCGTATTCGCATACTACGTTAATGCGTTGGAAAAGACTTTCGGGGCTTAGATTTGCGTCAATCCTAGCATTCCGAAACCAAATACCGTTTTCAGTTTTGCCACCGCGCAAACGATTCTGAACAAGTTCGGCAAGACGTTTTAATTTCTCGCTTACATCCGGCCCGGTGCGTGGCCCGAATAGCTGAACAACAACACGCCCGTTGTCGCGGTAACGTCGAGTGTACGCCACCACCGAGCAAGTCGAAAGCGTGGCCTGTTGGTCGGTAAGCGACACGACGGAAAGACGCGCCCAAAATGTGGGCACCCCAGGCGGATCATTTGTTTCTATACCTTGAAAACGCATTTCGGGAACGTAGCTTACAATTTCTTCCGAACGGTCAACCCAATGAGAATAAATAAACTTTCGAATTTCATTTTCGCCGCCAACATAATCAATCATGAACCTAACACCATTGTATAAAGAATGGGTCGGCCATTCGGCGCCAGTTTATCCATGTTATATATGGCCCAGGTCTTACCCTCATGCACGACAGTGGTGGTCAAATTAACATCAAAAGTTACAGCACCCATTAGCGCAAGAACTGCACCTTTGGGAACTTCCGTATTAGGCATTAATGATAACGTTTTTAATGTTCCAGAATCCAAAGTCAAGAAACAAATCTTCACCGTATTGGTTTCGATAACTTCGGTTGTGTGCCACGGTTCGCCGGGAACTGGAACGATACGCTTGTTTGTGACCGGAACAGAAACACCGTATTTGGCAATTAAGCGTTTTGCGGTGTTAATCTGTCGGTCATAAATAGCCATTTATTCGGACTCTTTCTTTTCAAACTTGGGTTGTTTTACTTTATATTTTTCAGCGTATGGTTCGGGAACCATACCCATAACACCGTCGCACTTTTCAAGCGGTTCATTTTCATCGAAAAGCTGAACATTGCGGAAAAGAACTTGCCCGTCAACATTAGACATGGCTTTCATGTCTTCGCCACTTGGAGCGAAGCCATTTACAAAAAACAAAATCTTTTTCATGTTATCGACTCAACAGGAAATTGATAAAAATAGGAATAAACAGCGGGGCGAGAATTGCTTCAATTTGCGCGAGGTATGGGTTTTCAATTCCCGTTGCAATAATGGCTTCTGCGTATTCGATTTCGATAGGGCCGACCTTTTCACGAGTCACGCCTTCGTTTATGGGGGATGCCCACACTTCAATGCCGGATTCCAGAAAACCGGCCAATACCACCTGGGCAAGTTTCAATTCTTTCGGAATCTTGTCATCCGGGTAAATCTTACAGAAACGAGTCGAACGGCTTCGCGGGTAACTCAAACCCTGATCAGACGTGGCGCGTTCGCCGCTGAATCTGTTTTCATACGATCCGATTCTATCGGCAGACACAACAAGTTGTGCCGTCAGTTCGGGGTCATCAACTGAAAGAGTAATGCCGCGCATTGCCGCGATTTCGCGGGCTTCCACCAAACCAATATAAGTATTGGCGTCTTCAATCCCGGTTCCGTCTTCAACAATGAGCGGCATAACTTACCCCTTAGTTACCGGCTTTCCAGCTAGCGCCGGTATTTTTTTCGCTTTCGTCATTTTCGGCGTCAGCAGTAGCTTTGAACGCGGCCAGATTCTTTACGAATTCCAGAATATCGGCCTTGACTGTTTTGTCTTTCGGTACTTCGGTGCCCAGTTCGGTTGCAGCGGCGCGAAGTTGTTCAACAGTCATACCGTCGTATTTATCCGGTTCGACTTCGCCGTCTTGGACAATGCCGGTATCTTGATTCGGCATGTCGGCCAGCGCTTCGGCGCGTGATTCCTTGCGTTGTTTTTTGCGTTCGGCAAGCGATTTCATTTAGTCACCTATGCTTTTAGTGCAGCGATAATGTTATTAATCGCCATTTTGTTTACGGTTGCCAATGCAGCGGCACTAGTCGCGTCACTTGCGTCAACCACGGATACGGGTTGCAGTGCCATGATTTGCGCTTTTTGTGCGACAGGCTGTGCCGCTTGAACCTTGGCGTCAAAATCCCAAGCGTCCTTTATAAATTTCAACCATTTTGGCGCATTCATATTTAGAACTCCTACAGTGAAAAGGGGCCGAAGCCCCAGTTCAGTTTGGCTTATGCTTTCGACAGAACGAATGCAATCGGCGCTTGTTTACGGTCAACAACACGGTTCCACGGGGCGGCTTTCGCCAGATCGGTCAGTACGGGGCTGAACTCGGTCAGTGCATCGGCGCCAGTTGGATCAGTCCACGACCACCCGTAAGGGTGCAGAATCGTAGTCTTGCGTTCCCAAATGGTTTCCATACCACCACCGTTACCGGCGCGGGCTTCGCGTTCGACTTCTACAGCCGTCATCGGAACGCCTTCGCCAGCAGCGAAGCACGAACCGATTTCGGAACCGAAACCGAAGAAGCCAGTACCGATCAGGACCGACATGTAAACACGATCCGGGCCAGCGGCACCCGAATAGGTCAAAGCATCATCAACAATGACGCGCATGCCTTTATAGGTGGCAATGGTCAATTGGCCTTGGGCGTCAGGGATATAAATAATATCCTGATCCTTAACCATTTTGGTACGAATCGCCGAATGCACAGCAATTGCGCCGAAGCCACTTGCATCCAGGGCATCACCCATAGTCGCGGCGGCATCGATAGCAGCAGTGGAATTGAAACGCGCAAGTTCACCGGCAGCGGCACTGATGTTCACAACCATGTCACCAGCGTCGTTTGCAATGTTGTCGGCAAGAATGCCTTTCAACGAAGCAATCAGACGGCGCTGATATTGGCGAGCCCAGTAGGTGCCGAAACGGTTGCGGATATGTTGCAGCGGTTCAGAACCAGAAAGTTCGCCGATAAGGTCCATCGAACTGAAACCTTGGTTCATGAACGCCTTACGAGCGGTCATCTTGCCGGTGCCAACTTTGTTCGGAACCGCCATATCAGCCGGGTCATCGTTGGACATGTTCGGTTCGATAGACGAATCCAAGTCTTTCCAGAACGGCAAAGTTACTTGCGAACCACCGGTACGGGCAATGGTGTCCATCAGTTCGGTACGAACTACCAAACCGGCTTGCCAGAAGGCCGTCAGTTCGGGAGTGTTCAGGGCTTGATAGCCCAAGTAGACTTCGGGAATTACAACATCAGATAGGCGGACGACTGCCATGATTTTTTTACCTCTTAATTTTTAACCGGAAACAAACGATCATATTCAGCACGGTTCGTATTGAACAAATCAATTCGTTCAGCTTGGGAGTATTCTTCTGGTTTTTTGGAAGCATTGCCCCCAGGTTTCCGGCCAGCACCGCCGCCCGATGAATCAACGCCTTTAATAATAGAAGCAAAGGCAGGATTGCTCAAGAACTCTTTTTTCAAGTCTTCGACAGTAAGCGTGGACGGCTGGCCGTCAGCGGCAATAACTTTGCAGGCTGGAACATCCGAATCCAAGTCAGCTACCAAACGACTTTGAATGTGGGGAAGCATAACCAACCAAGCATCGCCGGAAAGTTCACGCGCCAAACTTTGCGCACGGTCCTGAACCAGAACGCGAGACAGTTGTTGTGTACGGCGGTCAACGTCAGCGGTAAGTTGCGTGCGCAATGCTTCGCGCTCTTGGGTCAAACGTCTTTCCAGTTCGGTTGTATTACCCGACGCCCGAAGTTCTTCACGGGCACGTTCTTCGGCTTCGGCAATGCGCTGTGCTTCGCCTTCGCGCATGAGGCGGAGTTCTTCTTTCACGCGATTGTGAGCGTTCACGAGCGCTGTCGTATCTTGATTCTGAACGTCAGTGTCCAAAACATAGCCCGCCCCGTCGCCTTTGTATTCGGCTTTAATCAATGGGTCGAGCGCGTCGTATTCTTCTTTGGTGATTTTGAACTTTAAAGCCATGATAAGCACCGCCTATTTATTTACCAGCATCGCCGGATTGAAAAAGATCATCAGTTTTATTTGCAAACTCGTCAACTGTAATTGGTCGAACGGAGTTTACCACGTTTTCATCCCCTGGCGGTCTGTTACCTTCTGCCAAAGTCGAAGCGATTCTATTCGAAAAGGTGCCCACAATAAAGCCCCGCGACTGACGAATTAACCAAGCGATTAATTCGGGTGGTGTGAAATCACTTTCGGCCCCAATTCTAGGCATTGTGTGCGAGCGGCAGTTAGGGTGTGCCGGTGGTAACGGACCTTCACCGTATCTAAACCATTTTCGATTTAGATACTTACAAATAGCACTTGTTCTGGAATCCATAACAGCCAGCCATTCGTAACCTTTAAACACAATGCTATTCACAGCAGCCGCCGACACTTGTGACGTATGTTGTACGATTGTTGCAGTCACCGCACCCATTGTGTTGCGAATCTTTGTAACTTCACTAGACTTAGACCCACCCGGCAAATTCGGATTGCCTTCACCATTTGATTTTGAACCAAGAACCTGCGCTGCTACTTCGGCGACTGACAGTTTATTTACCCATCCCGTCATCACGGCTTGACTCACGCGCATCATATTGGAAGCGAGTGTGGTGTTGACGTAGTTCAGCAGCAGCGCCCCTCCCGTGGGCATAGGGGCATTCTTGACCGTGGTCCATAGCTTGGCGAGCATGCCGCCCCCCACCAAGGCGCCCAGGCCATAGAGTGGTGAAGAATCACCATCGTCGTATTGCTTTTGTATAAGATTTCGTGAACGTTGCAAGCCAATCGGAAAAATAAAGAATTCGCTATCGTCTTTATTGGTTTCAATAGCCGAAAGATATGAACCACCAATAACTAAATTCTGATTAACAACAGCTTCGGTAAATTTCTGCAAGCGTGCCAAAAGCTGACGCTGATATTTACTGTATATTACAGTTTGTGAAGCGCGTAATACCTTAATAAAATTCTGAACTTGGGCCTTACTCATTTCACCAAGGTTTTCATAAGAAATCTTATTAAGATTTTTGCGAAAGTCTGTTTCAATTGCTTGCAAAATATCATTGAACAGTAAGGCTTCATTAACCTTAACCTGTTCAATGAACAACGCCTGACGTGTAAAAATGTCAAACAGTTTATTTTGCGCAATTAAATTATTCATTACCTGTTACCTGAGGAACGTCAGGGTTGACGATTGCGAATTCAGCAGCAGTTCGCGCCAGTTCGGCGGCTTCTTTTTCTTCGATTTCGGTTTTAACTTTGGCGTCGTCTTCGGTGGCAATACCTGCTTTGTGCAGTGCACTACGGTATTCTGTCCAACTGATAACATTAGCTTGAAATTCTTTAAGCAACTGCGCCCGTTGGGATTCAGTCATTCTAACCAAATCAAATTCGCTGTTAAGTTTAAACATAACGCTTGTTTCGGCTTCGCCCTGGAAAACCGCACACCATTCTAGCGCGAATTGGAATGCAGCACTAACGTTCTTCGCCGCATTGGAAATAGCAGACGTTCGGGAACTATCATTAATGGCCGCTTCGGTTGCAGTCTTTTCGGTAGAAGTTTCCCGAAGAAATTCGGCTCCCATCGACGCCAGTTGTTCTTTTTTAGAGTCCATGGCTTCTTTAGCCATTGCGTTGGGTTGAGCCTGTAGAAGTTCGGCTGTAGCATTTTCGTTAAGAACTACGCCGTTACGACTTCCGAAACGCAAAACGCACTTCATGACATCGTTCCACCACTTCTCTTTAATACCACTTACTACAAAAGTTGGCTGGCCGATATAGAAAACACTTTCTTCGTAGTCAGCGCTGTTACGATAGTGTCCAATATTGATTTTCGCCATATCATACATAGGTGGCATATCTGGCTTCGAATCGTTATTGATTGCACCGATAAAAGTAAACGGAATTTCAGAAAGCTGTTTTCCATTAGCTTTGGGTTCCGATTCTTCCTCTTCAACCCATCCGTTATGGTCGCCTTCACGCCACACACGTTGGCGGTAAACACCGTTACCGTCTTCGCCCATATCCAAAATTCGAAATTGGTTACACGTATTTAGCGAACCATCAGTTCCTCGATAATCGTGAATCTCTTTCAATACAACAAAGCAAAGAACCCATTTGGCGCCGACTTTCTTGAAATCCCAATCGATAATTTGTTCGGCTTTGTATGGAAGAATTACAGGTCGTGCCAAACCTTCGTCAACTTCGGCTTTAGTAAATGCACGTTCTGACTTTGGATAGTCAACGAGTAAAGCAAATCTGCCCACACTAAGGGCTTCGGCGCACGCTTCTTTAGCCAGTTGTTCTAGGGTCAGGCCGTCGCCGGTCACGTCTTTGACCAAAGCGTTAAGCGTGGTTGGCACTTTCAGTTCAATTTCACGGCTAAAGATTTGGCCGATGAAACCGACAAGTGTGCGCGCAACGAAGTTATAAAAGATTGCGCGCATGACGTAATTAGTATATCGAATATTTTCTTCGGCGGTGCGGTCAGATTTTGGCTTTCCGCTAGGACAAGGCAAATAACATTCACCCAAATCTTCGACGTTCTGTTCGATAACGTCACGTATAATTTTATAGCGGGGAAGTAATTTAGAAACTTCCGGGCGCGGTGTACTAATCGAAGCTGGGGCACTAGCAACTAATTGAACCATTTTTTGTACACCTTATACGCTGGTAATTTGAATGTTTTTAGCAAACCTATTAGGACTAGCTAGCATTCGGTATCTAATGCCGTCCCACAGGTGGTCCTCTTGTTTCGTGTCAATGTCTTCGGGTTTATCTTTATCCCGTTGCAACACTGGTAAAATATCTATAGTGGCTTCGCAATTTTCCATCACATAAAAGCCGGGGCCGTCACAGTCTAACACAGCTTCTAGCCGGTCGCGTGCAAGTTGAAATCCGTTAATGCGTGAATCTTTGCTTTTATCTGATTTGGTCCAAGCGATACCAATATTTTCCATCATCCTAGCAATGCTTTCTGTATCGGCTTCCATATCATTATATATTTGATAATCCGCTGGTCCGGCTTCTGGTTGTGTTTTAATAAAACCCGATTTCATCATTTCAATTTCACGGTCGCGAATACCTTCGGCAATTTTCTTAGCCGACATTTTCAAACCTTTGTTAGTACCGACTTCTTCTGTACCGTACCACTCTTTAATTAGAATCAAAGAACCAGCGGGCGGACAAAACATTTTTATTTCACCTGTGAACTTGTTAAACGTTAATACTTCTTCGCCATTTGCTTCGGCAAACCAGCCACACCAGAACGGATGGGTTGAGCCCCAGTCAAATGCACGATCAATACGCCATGACTTCGGAATATTGAAAACGGGTACAACATGCCGTCGCTTCGACCATAGGTCATCGAATGCGCCACCGCTAACGATATCCCAATCCCCAAGCAACCATGCTCTACGCAAAAGCGGGTCACGGTTTGACATTAGGGTTTGAATGTATTGCGGCGAAAGATAAATGTTTTCACGCCAAGTACCAAAAATGGCAACTTGCGAACGTGTTACAGGTTCTTCTTTCTTGGTTCGCGGGTTGAATACCATATCGGTATATCGAATGACTTTACCGTAACCGTGGTTAATGAAGCGTTTGCGCACCCAGTTATGGCCCGGCCCCGAACTGTTAGTCGTGCTGAATACTTCAAGCGGCATTTCAGGTAAGTAATACATGTTACCGTTTTCATCCCATTGAGGATGATCTTCGGGAACGAATGAAGAACGGTTACACGACATCATCAAGTCATAACAGTCGCATGTCGCCCATTTGGTAAGTTCGTTCCAACCAATATAAGCGTATTCTTGGCCGTGATATTTATTGTATGACTTATGGTCTTTCATTTCGCGAAACAAAAGTTCTTCGCCGGTAGGCCATACCCATTTATAATCTTTGCTGTTCGACATGAAACGAGCGCCGCACTTCATTGCGTCAATCATTCGTTTCGACTTCAAAACGATATCGTCAAGGCCACTATATTGTTGATCGAATATAACGCCTTTCCAGAATGAACCGTAGCCCATGCCCACACGACGCACGAAGCGCGCTATCTGGCAGTCGGTCTTGCCTGGGCCACGGGTGCCAGTGAACACCGTTTCGGTGCAACGCGTGTCTAGAGCAAGTTCCTGTGACGAACCGGGTATTGGTTCCCAAACCTTTTTAATCTTCAATACGCACCGCCGCGATTTCTTTCAAGCCGTCTTCTTGAAGTTGGTTCTGATTAGCCACAAGTTTGCGTTCCCAATCTGACGATTCACCATGATCGGTATAAGCCATAACATGACGAACAGTTTGTCCAGAACTACCAGGGTCACTTGGTTTCTTAATCATACCTTGTACTTCGGCATACAGTTTTGCCAACTTAACAAACGCATCGGGATCATTGCAATCTTGCATCTTTAACCAAATTGTACGCGCTAAATCATTTTGAGTTGGAAGCGTGTTTACTACTTCTTTCTGTTCATTACGAAGACGGGAAATTTCTTCAATAACTACAGGATCGGCACGCCAATGACCACCAACTAAAACAGCTCGGTTTGGATTTTGCGGGAACATTTCGAAAGCGATGTTATACGCGTCGGCGGTCGGTCCCGCTTCAAACATCAGGCGCGCAAATTCCAGCTTTTGCACACGGTCTGTGCGGTGCTGTTCATCGTTTGCGTGATTGTTCATCAATAAAAAGGCCCGATCAATATTCGTAATGAGGCGAATATATCTCAGGCCGGTTTGCTTGTCACTTGCAGCGCTTAGAAACTTTGCGATTGTGGGCAACGATTTGGCGGGCTGTTGCGGCTGTTACGTGGTCTTCACTATTGACAGTAATCAGTTTTACCCAACTACAGGCCGTATCAATGATTACCGGATTACTTTTTATTACCGTTGTCGTTGTTGGTTGTGGTTCCCCAAGTATTGTGCAACTCGTTAAGAACATCAACATCAGACATACGGTTAACGTCTTGGTCAATTTCATTTGCAGAAACCACCGTTTTGTTTTGTTCGGCAATAGCCGATTGATTATTTTTAATAACCTGAACAGCCAATGCTTCTGTATCTTTGGCTTTCTGTTCGGTCGATACGATAACCGCTTCCGACTTGCCTTTGGCCTTGGCGGCAAACCATCCGGCAAGCAAGGTGCCGATGATGCCCAAGGCGCCCATAATTGGCCCCCACAGGCCGCTCATTGCCAAACCCCTGTACGCATCTGCGTAGCTAAGCGTTCGGCCCGTGCTGGCGTTTGGCGAGCCCATAGGCTTTCTAGCATGCCCACACTTGCTGCCGTGTATTGACGGGCCTTGACCGAAGCCAATGTGTTCTTGAACTTCAATAGACCCTCAACGCCCATTTGGTAAGCCATATTCAGCAACACACCTTGCCGCGCTTCGTCCAAGTCTTCGAACCAAGGTAGTTCTTTACGCAAACGACCTTTAAGAATACGCATACGGTTCTGAAAGATGAATGAACTTTCTTCGGGAAGCAAACCGCCGCCTTTACGCTGGTCAATCAGAATGCCGATACCGATAGACGAAAAACCAAGATGGTCTTTGTATTCGTGAAGAATTTCGCCTTCGTCTTCGCGAAGCTGGCTTTCAATGTCTTTAACTTTTTGGCGAGTCATCTGTATTTACCTGTGGCAATTTATTCTGTTTAACAACACGGGAAAACGTACCCATCGCTAAAATAAAAATAGGAATGAACTTAACAAATTCAGGCGGAAGAACATCTTTCAGCTCTTGCGGAAGCATCAACCAAATATTTAAGAACGCGTCGGGGGATGCCATAAACCAAGCGACAATAAGAGTGCCGATTGCAGTTAGGCGCACAGACCAAAGTTTGTACCAGACTCGCCAGTTTTCTATTAATTGAAATTTCATTTCGGCGCCCATGTTTGACGGCGTTTAACTTCTTCGATATCACGTTTCATTTCGATAATATCGCTGGCTGCTCTTTTAACATCGGAACTCAAAACATCAGTTCGGCCCTGTTGGATAATGATGTTTTGTTGAATGATATTTTGAACTTCGTCGCGCTTATCCATTTTACCGGATAGCTCGCCAAGTTTTGTTGAAACATTGTTGGCCTGTACAGCATAGCCGCCAAACGTGAACACAATCGCGCATGTGCAACCAATAAGCCACGTTAACGGGAATTTGTTATCTATCACGGTTTGGTGGCCTTGTTCCGTATTGGCGGATGCGTTCATGGTGGCAGTTTGCCTGTAGGGGGATGATTGAGCAAGTCTAACCCGAACAGACGCCCAGGCGCTACGGTGCTTCCGACAGACGTAAAAAACCCCGAACAATGTCGGGGTTTTTAATTGGCGATTTCGCCGCGCAGATTACACGTTTTGGGCTTGACGCCAACCAACCTCAATTGGCAGGCCGGTATCCTTGAACAAGTTCGTCATGCGAAAGCCATTCGATTCAGCCAAGAGTCCGTTTGCGCGGGCCGCTTCGCTACTTCGTTCGCCGAACGCGAAAGCCAACTGAACCTTGAACTTGGTCACGGCCTTGCCGTAGCCTTCGTATTCCTCCGCGATACGGCAAACGACACGTTCGCAAACGTCAATCGCATAAGCGAACAGCGTGCAAACTGCAATTGCCATAGCGAACAGGGTAGAACAAACCCATTTACGCATTATGAAACCCCTTTCAGGATGGAAGAAAAAGGCGCCTTTCGACGCCTTAACCTTTGTAGCTTATGCCTTACTCGGCGTCAAGCTCGACGCGGAAGACGCGGGCACCTGCTACACCGTCTTTGCTGTCGGCACGAACGATGAATTGGCGCAGTTGTTTGGTGGCCGGAACTTCGTTGCCTTTGCGGTTGGTGCGAACTTCGCCGGTCGGTTCGGAATGCTGCTTGTTGGCGTTGTTCACGGTCGAAGCCAGGGACTTTGCAGCATCACCGGACTTGAAATTTTCGTTCGGAACAAAGAACGATTGACCGATTTCCAGGGCGTCGAATGGGAACGCGCTTTTGCGAGTGCCACGAGTTTTGGTTGGCAGTGGAACGTTTGCTTCGATTTCGAATTTTGGCACGGTGGAAACCCCTTTGGTTTTGACTGCGGCGCTATCGCCGGATTGGTTGCCATTGTTATCCGAATTCGAACCAGTGTCAACACCCGGTTCCAAATCTTTCAGATATTCGCGACCGGCAACACTGATACGGATTTGCGTTTGATCGCCGTCAACAGCGTTACCCAGTTCGACAACGCCCAGTTTGTTGAATTTTGCGGCTTCTTTGGTAGGCCATACAGTGCCGCCTTCGCCGAAGGTGTCCAGGGAACGCAGTTCAATGATTTGGTTTTTGTTCAGTTTGATTTCGCTGGTGGTCATGGTAACGCCTCTTGTTTCAAGTGATGTTGCTTTAAGGAGGTCTCAGTTTACCGATTTATTCTGTTCGGTCAACCATTTTTTACAACTTTTATCGAAAGTTTTCTTGTAGTCGGGGTATGTATTTTCGTGAACGGCCTTGCAATAGGCGTTCTGTTCATCTGTCAAATCCGAGGCGGTCATGCTGCCCACAATAAAGAAGGCGCATAAAACGTTAACTAGACAAATGACGCCCAGGATTGTTACGAGGTTGCGAGTTAGAAAGTCTTTCATTTGGTGGCCTTCTTGATCATTTCGTTAACGTTATGACCCAGTAAATACCCTTGCTGCGCAAATGCCATCACTGATTCGATAGCTTCACGAGTTGGCGTGCTACCTTCCTTATCCCGAAGAATTGACAGCATTTGATACATTGCGGGCGCCGCCGTAAGCAGATTCGGATAAACTTCGGGGTCTAAGCACATATCGTTACCGATTTGTATGCCTACACGCTTTATAGTGCCGTCCGGCATGATCATCGGGCGAAAGGCCAACCCCATGTAGATCATGTGGGTACTTACTTCGCTAGCCATTCGTCTGCAACCTCTTTAGTGACCTGGGTTCGATAGTGCAATGCCATTCTGTACGCTTCACGAGCCCAGTGGGGAACAGTACCGCTTTCAATGATAGAGCAGCCAATCCGAACGTAATCGTCGTAATCAGTTTCTGTATCGATTGCGAGCATTTCCACAACCACTTCTTTTCCAGTTTCTGGATTAACAGCGGATGATCTACCAAGCAAATAAAGCGTACCTTGTTGCATTTCACACCTCACTATTTCGAGAATTCCACCATGCTTTTGCTTTAGCGTAGTCAAATTGATTTTTAACAGTTTTTCGCTTGGCGTTTTCCCCAAATCCTTTAAAAACTGTAGAACCTTTGGTCAAAACAGGTTTTGGGGCATTTTTGTCGTGCCCCATTATACCGCCTAGCTGCCGTGCCGTAAGTCCGAATTCTTTTGCTAATTCGTTTATGTTTCTAACTGGGGGAAACTTCGCCATTTTACACCTCGATAGGTTTTCCGAATAGATCACCGATTCGGTTAGCATCGATTTTATCGGTTCTGGATTGCTTTGTAAACACCCAATCGTCGAATTGTTTGTTTAATGCGAAAATTCTATCTTGCAAACTCAATTTGTCGTCAATCATACGATTGTTATAAGAACGAATCTCAAGCATTTCCTGTTGGATTGACATGGGTATAAACCTCTTTAGGTGTGTATGGCGCAACGGTGTTGCGTTGCATTATGGTCATAGAATCAATCGAATCGACGCGAACAAAGAACCGTCCAGGCCAACGATAATCCATTTCAAGCATTACCGAATCGATATCGAAATCACTCATGGCTTTCCGCGTTTCACAAAGTAGCTTTGCTCGTTTCAGTTCGCATTGTGAACAGGACATTCAATTACGCCTCCCGACATGTAACGTTGAACCCAGCGGGCGGCGTCTTCCCAATTATCACATACGACACAAGCATATGCGATATTTCGCATATCCCGACCGAACGACTTTTGCTCAAGCGAACGCTTTTTAATTTCACCGGGCTTTTTCATTTCAAGCCATAGACCGTGATAATGAATGGTCCGGCCCAAGGGGCTAGACGGCCAAGGCAAAAAGGTATCGTAAACACCAGCTTTAACCCCTTCGGCTTTCTTCTGTGCCCCGCGAATAGCCTGTGACTGTTTAGAGTCACCCAAGCTACCGCCGTTCGGTGTGGCGTGGAACCACTTCAAAGGCCAACAAGCGTTGGCTGTCCCGTATGTCGATTCGGCGTATTCTTGACCCCCCGCTTCGTATGTCTGCTTATCCCAAGCGCATTCGAAACCGTACATTTCTGCCATTTTAGACCATGCGAATAAAGCTCGTTGGTGGCCGTGTTCGGTCCCGCCTTTGCACAATTCCCAAGGTGACATATCAAACCGCCTTGTAATTAACATGCGTCAATTGAATACCTAGAACAACGTACCCTTCACGCTGTTTGTAAGTACAAACGTTAGTAACATCGGCCTGATAAGTTCTAGGGTTGTTTGGATTGTGCGAACCTTCTTCGATTATTTCCGTAACGAAAATCGTATCGCCGCGTTGAAAACCTCGGTCATCATTTTGACGAATAGCGAAATTCTCATCACCGTCGATTGTCTGTTCAAGGTAAACAGATAGTTCTTTCAAGTTGTGCCGTGCCATAACAAAAACCCCGTTCGGTTAAGATACGGGGTTAGTATGGCATACTGATTCGGTTTGTCAACCATCAAAGCAACGGTTTCTGACCTTCTGTCAGCGGCCAGTAAATCAAACGCCTACAGTTTGCACAACGCTTGCGTTCGATTGAACGCAATTCTATAAGGTCAGTTGAACCGCACTTGCGGCAACATTTAGTGCTAGGTTTTTGAATAGGCTTAGATTTAGGCCAAAAGGCGCCAGTTCGAATAACAACCATATAATCCCCTTCCCGATCCAATGCGCAAGCCGCGCAGGCACAGAACGGCGACTTGCGGCACTGGCCCGCCATCAGTCGAACACGGGCGGCTTGTAGCCTGGGGCTTTCAACAGTTTGCCCCGTGGCCGTTCTGGATCGCTGTCATCAGCCGAAACGAATGCCCACACATAGACCTTGGCGTCATCGTCGGCGTCTTTTGGTGTTGCCTGGGCATTGAACATTGCTTGTCGTGACTCAACAGCAATACCCAGGCTATCGGCCAAGGCTTTACAAACTGCGGCGGCGGCGTCTTCAGTACCCTGAAAGAACTTCGAAGCGTTCGACGTGCTGACGGCTAACATGTCCTTATCTGCGTCAATACCCATTCGGTGTGCAAGGCCGTATGTAGTAACCAACACATCGGCGATGCCGTCGCGAATTTCGATCAGTGCCGCGTCACGCCCATTTTGGGCATATGAAATTTCCTCTTCGTTAGTAGCATTGGCTAGTTGTTTTGCCGCTATTTTCATAGCTAACAAACCATTAAGCAGTTCTTCCATTTCGGAAGTAATCAAATCAAATTGTTTGTAAATCTGTTCAACGTTTGCCGCGCCCGACGCGTTACCGATCAACTCGTTAAACGCGGATACGTCCGTGAAGTTGGTTTTGTTGTGCGCGTGCAAGGTGTTTTCGATTACACCCAGGACACGGCGAAAGGCTTCACCAGACGAATGCGAAGGGTCTTCGCAAGCCTTGGCGTGTGTTGTGGGCATGACAGCTTGGGCCAGAAGGTTAGCAAGCAGTACGTTTCGCATAGACATAGTTAGAACACCAGTTTGGCAACGGTAGCAACCGAGCCGTATTGAATGGCCGCAAGAACCAAGATGGTGATTGCGGTGCCGATTACAAGAGCGAATGAATAACGAATCATGGTCGAACCCTCTAAGTGATGATCCAATCATACACCATTCGTTTCGGAATACAAGCTACAAACCGTATTCTTTTACGAATTCGGCGTATTCATCAGCGCTTATCACGGCCTGCTTTCGGGCATCGTTTACGCAATCGTGAACACCTTTGGTTCGGCCAATGTTGAATTGCACGCGTAGCGCACGACGAAGCATAGCTTTATCGCGAAAGGTTGCTCCGCGCCACAGCCAGGGGAATTTATTTTCCATTTAGAAACCCCAATACTTTAGCAAATCTTTCTTCTCGTTCACTGCGTTTAGCTTTGGAAATATAGGGTGCACTTTTCAATTTCCAGGGTGTACGGTTCGGGCGCCCTTCAAACAGCTCCGCCAACCATTTCTGGTTTGGAACATATTCACCGCGAGTCCTGGCAATGTACCGGCGAAGTTTTGCCAAGTGGTGGGCCTTAGACTTTTTTCTAAGCCCGTTATGATCACGAATAGAATTCGAAAGTTTAGCGTATTCATCCATAAGCGCATAACGATACATATTCATGATTTCACCATGTTCATGGTTTGTACGGTAGTGTGCGCATGAAGCGACGCAATAAGAAAACCGAGTGGGATACCATTTGCCTTGGCTTCATCAATTGCTTGTGCAATGGCAGTGTCGAATGCGTAAACAACCAATTCGACTTCTTTACTTATTGGCAAAGGCTTTCGAATATCGGTTATGTTGCTCATTATTGACCCTTCTTTTCAAATAGTGCGTTACCTGGGCCGGTGCCGGTAGCATTCACAATGCCCGCTTCAATCAACATGCAAGCCATGTCAACGTTTGCATATGCAACCGCCATCATGAATGTTTGGCCGTGTTTTGGATCAGCAAGCGAAAGCTGTAGCGAACGAATCATTTCGACGCAACGTGTACGCTCTTGAAGTGACATTGAATTGATAATCGACTGAATGTTTCCGCGTTCGATTTGCGATTTGTTCAGGTTGTCCGGCGTAAGATCGGTAATCATTATTCAGTTTCCTTTAAGTCGTGAGCGCTCACTTTATCCGATTCCTGGTGAATTAGCCAGGACAACGCAGCGCCGTAACGCTGTTGGCCGGTGAATCCCTGGCGCGCACAGATGCGCTCAAGCGCAGCCATCGTGCCACCGTAGGCAATGAACTTCATACGCCTACCACCAAGCCGCCGAAGGGCTTCGTTTTCCCTGGCGGTCTGCGCGGCCTTGCGTTCGCGTGGCGTCAAAGCCATACATAGCGACCGTAATAAACAACGGCCCAAAAGATAGCGTTCATCATTCGCCAAATAGCCTCGATTTCGTAACCTTTACCCCAGCTTCGCCATGCAAACCACGCATAACCGAAAGCAAGAACGCAGATAACAAAACCCATAATCGATTCGATAATTTCAATCATTTCACTTTACCCCAGCGGTCGCGTGGACCCGGATTGTTTTTAATCTTGATAACTTCGCGTTCGCGAATGCTACCGATAATCTGTATGATTAATTCGTGTTGATATTCACGGCATTCATCATACACAGTAAACAAATGCAAACCATTTGCACGGCTTCGACGTTCTTGAACTTCTTCCGGTGTTTCGTAAACGATATCGTGACCTTCTTGTAACAAAAGATCAATCATCATTCGCGAAAGAATAGATGGTGCGGAATGACCGCCTATAATCAAAACCTTCATTTCCGTTTACCTTTCATTTGAGGTTGCCCGCGAGGGTACAGTTTATACCAACCGACTTGGTATTGAAATAGCTCGCTTTTCGGATTGAACAGTTTTTCCTTAACGCTTGGCTTATTTATTTTCATGGCATGCCCACATTAACAAACACAAATGAGCCGCAATGCTCGCACCCAAGACGCCAAACAAGGTTCTTAGCGTCCCATTTGCGTTTGGGCGTTGACTGTTTAAGACAGCGAAAGCAAATTCTTTTCATTAAATGAGTCCGCGCCAATCAATTTGGCGATAGTAATTAGGTGGACCGAATACGCGTGTGGTTCGCTTACCCAGTACGGCGACGACATAATTAAAAGGATAATACCCGTTACGTTTGCGTCCAGCCCAAAGCGCTTTCAAGTCTTCGACGTGCATAGCTTTACGTTCAGGATGATCAGCCCGAAGCGTGCAAGTAATCAGACCCTTACACGAATTGTTTCGACTTGCGTTCTTGCAAGTACAATTCTTTTCGTTGTAGGCGTCAATCCAATCCCGTTTGTTCATTTCTTGACCTTCACATAGATAGTCGGGCGTTTGGCATACAATGCGCTGAACAACGGATTAACACCTTCAACCATTTTCATTGCCGCTTTCGGTGACTTAGCCATAACGCGACGGTAAGTCTGTTCGCCAGTGTGGTCAAGATACGTCACGCGGTACATTTTCAGTTGTGACGGATCATTCTGACCTTTACGCGCAAGGTGTGCCCGACCTAAAAAGCCATGCAATTGCGCTTCCTGGCTTAAGTCGGGATTGCCGTAAACCTTGAACCACTTTTCGAACTTGGCCCGTTCCACTTCCGTAAATTCGTTCATTCTTCAATCACTCGGTAGCCGCGCTCTTTAGCGAATGCTAATGCGTCAGACTCACAATCAAAAGTCGAACCATTTTCGCAAACCTTGTTTAATGTTCCGTATTTTACAACGACCCATCGGTCTTGCATATTTTCATAGACTTCGCAAGTGGGCTTTGCCATTTCGGCGGCATGTTCTTTTGCAATGACCCATGCTCGAAATAGGTGGTTTGCGTGTTCCGATGTCTTGAACTGCCAATCAGAGTTAAATTTTCTATGATATTTTCCTTCGTAGAATAAAATGCTAGCCGCATTTGGATAACACAACTTTTCAAACGCAACGCGTTCTTCTTCAATATTAATGGACATTTGGCGCCTCATAATGTCGGTGGAACATTTCATAACCGTATTCTGAACCAGTATAGTGATATAACACGCCGATTGCAATCAACTCTTTCTGATCCAAATACACCAAAGTTGACGCACCGGCTTTAATAGTGCGCATTCGCGTTAGGTAGTCTTCGAACTTTACAACAGGTGCGCCTAGACGCTTCGCAATAGCGTCTTCTAATAGCTTTCGCGTATCGTGTTCGACACAAGAGGCTATGCGTTTCAAGGCTTCTTTCCGAAGGTCTCTCATTTGATCAACTCCTTACGAACCACATTGATATCACGCGGCAAGTCAAATAACATTTTTACTTGTTTATTGCTTTGGCGTTGCATTTGAATTTTCCCATTACTCATTACTTGTATAATGTCAAATGGAATTTTAGCAGTGTTGCTATTGCCGTTATGTTCGATAGTTACTAACACACTATCTTGGCCGATGTGTTTCAGTTCAATTTCATAGAACCGAGTCTTTTCAGCGTTGTACACACGAACGCTTTCACCAATGCGCCACCATCAACTACCCGCGTCATATTTGAAGTATTGCAACCGCTTGCAGCCTGAAGAATTTTCAGCATCTCGTCTTGCTCCGTTGTTCGTTTCGATGGGTTCATTATTGCAAAACCCATTCGAAACATCAACCGATTTATCTATTCGGGCGACGAACGGTTATCGAATGTGATTTTTAAGCTAACCGTTCTTTCGACTTGGGTGCATTCCCGGCTTCTGTTTCTATCGGCTTTTTGAGCCATATAAAGCGATAAGGCATCAAGGTCGATTTCCATTTCGGTTTCGTATTCTGTCCCGTCTTGTCGGCGGTAACGTCTAGCTATTTTCATGATTCAATTCCCCATTCCTGTTCAAGCAAAAGTTTAGCCCGCGTGACGATACATTCGGGCGTATGTTGAAGAATACCATGATTGTCAAGCCAACTTTCACAATGCGAACACCATTGGCCGTAAGCCACGGTATGGGCTTTCGCTACCGCTTCGGCCAGCTCTTTCGTAATCAGTAGCATTGTCATACCAAAACCCCTTTGAACGACTCACGAAAACCCAAGCGACTGCGAACAATTGCGTATGTAACGAACGTAACTGTCATATCGCCAGGATATGGATTACGAATATCCCAATCTGGCGAAGGCTTAGGCGCTGCATTCAAATGGGTTTGCGCCCTGGGTAGATTCCGGCATTGCCCGTCAAGCGGACCCCCTACGAATTCAACCCAAACCATTTCGATTTCGTTATTATCGTTCATAAATCACCTATTGCAAATTAGCCCCAGTATTAAGAATACGATTGCCGCCAGGGAAAGCATTTCAACGATATTCATTTCTTGACCTTCCTGTAAACGCCAAACCCGAACAACATAAGTGCCACGAATGGAATGAAGTATTCAGCGTATTTCATGCAAAACGCAAGCATTGCGAAAATCATTAGAATGATAAGCCATTCTGAAAGTTCACTGAATATCGCTTTCAAGACATTCATTATTTCACCCTTGCTACTTCATAGCAACCGAATTCGGTATGCTTAATCACAATGAATTTGCGTTCGTCTTTCTTGTTCTGAACCGCAACCCGATTTCGCAATGTCTTTTCGTTCTTGTCTTCGAATGAAATGATAAAGCACTGACCTGCAAGCATGGCAACGAATGGATAGCCCGTTTCCGGCGCAGCCTGGATGCCCACAATAGCCGGTTCGTTGCCGATGGTGCGCGCCAGGGCTTTAGGCGAGCATTGTTGAATTTGGTAAGTCATTTAAAACCCCGGATTGTTAAAACCGCGTTCAATTCGCTTTGGTTTGGCACTATCATAGCCACGGCGATAAGCCATGTCCAAAACATCATAGCGTTCTGTCGAAGCATTGCTAGAACCGAATTCCTTACGTTGGTTGTAGTCTTGCCAACCGGCTGATTCTTGGTCTTTGATTTCTTTCTGTGTTGGGTAAGTCATTAGGGGCATTCCATACATTGGCCGTTGCAATCACAATCACCGCATTCGGGGCACGGTTCGTCTTCTTCACTTCTCTCGTTCAGCATTTCGTGTATGTTGGCAACCTTCTTACCCCAGCGGATAAGAAAGCGTTCGATTTCTTTCAATTCGGCTTCGTCGTGGAAGCTGTCACCGCTAAAAAATGCTGCGTCGATTTCCTGAATAGCTTCTAGAACTAAGGGATGAATGCTCATACTGGATTACCTTTTGGCGCTGGGTTTAGCCAAGGGCTAGTTTGTTCTGGTTCGGGATTGGGTATGGTCGGATCAGATTCGACGTATGATTCAATGTCAGCGTAGACGTTGCAAATAGTCTTCGCTTCGTCAATGTCACATAACCCTTTCTCAACAAGGTGTTCAACCAAACGCCCGATACATTCAGCGTTCAAACGCGCTTGACCGGCTGCATATTCGACTAACCCCTGTTCATTAGGGTATTCAGGTTCGATTGCCGAAGCCAACGACATTTCTTTGTCGTTACCACACCATTTCTTAACGATTACTTTCATTTCAGATGCCCACCTTATTTGCTGACGGAATAGAAACCGTTAATCCAACCGCGACCGTAGGCGTCAAGCGCCCAAAGCGGCAAAGATTTCGGCGGTGATTTGAAACGCTTAACAATGCCGTGTTGGAAACCCAACCATTGAAAGTAAGCCTTGCCTGTGAATCGTTTCATAGCTTCGTATCCCGTTCGGTTTCTGTTTCGGCATGTGAATCATAGCACAGGTCGGGATAGTCGGGATACCATTCGTCGGAACTATCCCGATTTGCCTTATATTTATCCCGTTATATGAGTGGGGGCTAATACGGACGAAAGCCCCGGCCCTGTTGGTCTATATCTATATATAAGAAGAATATATTATTTTATTAAATAATTATTTATTGAAAAACCGGGGGTACTGTTTCTGTGAACGGAAATTACACACTATCCCGATATCCCGTATCCCGATGGGATATCACGAATGAAGTGGGATATCCCGACCCCTTGGGACACCCCCAGTACCCTAATATTTTTAATACGCCTAATATCTCAATAGAATCAATCACTTAGCCCTAATACCTGACTAATACGCGTAATATAGTTCTCAAACCCGACCAGTGGTATCCCGAAGGCACAAAAAACCCCAAACATTTCTGAATGGGGTTTCGGTTTAGCTTACGGATTTACATCCGACGCCAGTAAACGATATCGGCAGTAGCTTGGCCTTTGCGCCATGCGAATTCACCAGCGGTTCCGATTACGATTGCGCCGTCATCAAAGATCAGTTGCACTTTGTTACCAGCAACCAAGCCCCCGGGATAAACAGTTTCTTCGTATGTGATGGTCTGAAACCGATCAGCAATCGAAGGATTCAGCATCAACAAGGCATCAAGTGCTTTATTGTGGGCATCTGGTTCGGGGGCGCCGGTTTCGGTTTCTACTTTTGACGTAAAGATGGGAACGTATAGTGGAATCCTCACATTGCGATTGAGTTTGTTTCGATTGCGATATTCCACATCAGTTTCACCGGGCAAACGCTCAAGCGTGCTTTTTTCCTTTGGAATAGGCGTAATCAATGCACAGCGATCAACATAGCCACCCCCGGCCATAACCGGCCCTGGCTCGTTGAAGCTGGGCTGTATGCTGGCGTCTTTCGGCTCAGGCTGGTCCATACCCACAGGGTTGGCGGGTGCGTCGGCTGGCGAGGCTGTTAGCAGGGTTACGACGCGGTCTTTGGCATGCAGCGTTTCACCTTCGCGCCATTCCAAAACAGTACCGTTCGTATGATCAATAACCACTTTGAATGGCAATGGTACTGGCTTATCGTACTCATAATTGAGTAGTTCTTTCATCAATTCGGTATGGCTGACTTTCATTGAAAGATAGTCAAGCATCTTGTCAGTATCTGGATAGCCTGGAACGTTAGAATGTGTTTGCTTGGGTGATTTCGGACCAGTGCTTTGCAGTAATTCCCCATCCAAGCTGAAAGTTACACCATCCGCAAAATAGTTTTGAAAACTGTGTTTTTGTGTAATGCCGTTAGAAACTTGTTTTGAAAGGAATTCGCGCAGCCTGTTCATTACTAATCCTTTGCCGCTTGCGGCTGGTCCAGTGATCAAGATTTGAACGTCTACATTTACTTTGGTCATGCAACACCTCATTTGGGGCCTTTCGGCCCCGGTTATGGAATTAGGATTTCTTAATAGTACCGCAGTGTCCGCAGCACTTATTACCTTGAACAATGAACCATTTATGTTTGCTTTTGCCGCCGTTCATTGCACCGCACTTAACACATACATTTTTCATTTTCTAAATCCTTTTCAGTTGATTTCGATTTGTGAATACATTTAAGCATTCGGAACCTGAATCGTCAACACCTTTCATCGGGCAATAAAAACCCCCGATTCCATACAGGCTGATCGGGGGTCGAGGGGTTGCGCATGACCGCGCAGGATTGAGTCTACGCCAGGATAGACGTGTTCACAACCACATAGCACACGGCGCGCATATCGTACTCACTTGCCAGGGTAGCGCGGCTCACTTCCTGAATGTCGCCACGTTCGACCATCGTTCGCAATGTCTCCTTAATGGCAGTGGTTGCACCGCGTGGTTCGTTCTTGAAACATGCCACGTTAAGCAAACGACGACTTAGGAACGAATACGGAATGATTCGTTCGGCGTGCAATCGGCTAGCGTTCACACCTGCCTGAGCACAGACTTTCGGCCATGGGGATTCGATGTAGTATTTAAAAGTATCTGCCATTTTGGTTAGTTTTGTCTGTTCAACGTTGCTCGTTACGATTTCACCAGAACGGAAACGAGCAATAACGTTTCGGGCGTCTTCCATAACAATATTGATTGCCCACACTGCCATATAACGGTTAACCACGGGATCGGTCATTTCACAACCCACTGCCACTTGGGCACTAATACGCAATGCCTTCATGTGGGCACGGTTCCACAATTCGGATAATGTGTCTTCAACCTCGGTTTTTGCGTTGTTTATCTGATCATCACAATACAGGTTAAAACGGTCCATTTCACTTTGTGCTTCGCTATCCATTTGAACAACAATAGCTTTGTTCTGAACGTTTAGAGCTTGGCAATACGCACATAGTTGGGCCAGCTTATCAACAAGGTACATGGACGGGCGAACGTTCTTCGCATCTGGATTACCAGCAACGCGTGGACCTTCGTATTCGATGATGGTAAAGCGACTCAACAACCCTTCACGGATCATATCGTCAGTCAACGCACCGTAAAACGTGTGCGGTGTTGATTCACCAATGACGCTAAAATTCGGGGAATGTAGAATAGCCGTGTTCTTTTCCGAATCAGCATAGATTGAGGGGCGAACTGTTTTGTTAGCGCCGGATTTGTTGTAAAGATCAAGCATAGTTCGCTTGAGCATTTGCATGTGCGGACTGGCGTTTTCAGCAGCCATGTTCTTTAAATAAATACCGAATTCGCCAACGATGCTAACGAATGAACTTTTACCTTTCGACATGTATTTGAGCAATGCTTGCGCCGATGCAATGTCACCGGGGCCAATGATTTCGTTCGCCTGGGGTAACGTCTTAACGACTTCGCTAATCAGGTTGTCTATTCCACTTGCGATGGCTTCTTTTCCGCGACCCGTTTTCGCAAGGACGAGTGTGTAAGTGTTCAGACCTGAACCGGTGTTAGTGTTATATGCCCGTCCTGTAATTCCAGCCATAAGCCCGAGCGCCCCAGCAAGAGCGATTTCAGGAACTTGCCTTGGGGCACTGTTGTAAATGTACTGTGCAATTTCTCCCATGAGTCCTGGGGGTACAGAATAAACGCTTCGTTTTCCCAATAACGCGGAAACTTCTTCGGCGGTTGCAAGTTCTTCTTCCGGGACTGTTTCGTCTTCGATTGCATTTTGCTGACTCCGGTTAAGCATCGCGATATTTTGAGCAAGAAAGGCTTCCATTCGGTTGCGCAAACCATCCATGTCCAAAGGCGGAAGCATTTTGTCAAAGCATTTACCAAGCATGTACTTGACGTAATCCGAACGCTGGGCTTTATCACGCTTACCTAACGAACTAGCACGGAACATACGAACGATTTGTTCACGGTTCTGCGTATAAAACGCAATTATGTTAATCAGTGCAAGGTCGGCTTCCGATTGCGATTCGTAATGCTTTTGCCAGTCACCACCATAAAGGTCACGGAACTTATCACCGTTGACAGCCGTAGCGGCCATATCAAGAACAGCTTCGTCCTCAATAACCTGGGGGCTATCACCATACATCGCGGCGGCATTAGTCGAGCCTGCCCCCATCTGATCATACAAAGCGTTAATCAGTTGGTTAAAATCATTAATAGGTGAATTACGAATAACGTTACCGGTCATCGTCATAAACCGGGCGTCTGAATAGATTTCGATTTTCGAACGGCGACGGCCCGACGGAATCCATCCTTTAATAATGATGTGACAGCCTATCCCCGATGGAGACCATTCGGAGTAACTCTGAAATTCGTTATAGATAAGCTGTTGTCGGTCGCCGACAGTAGTATCACCATTCGAATCGTCAAGGTCGATAAATGTGTATGGGTCATCTTTGGTCAATACGAAACCTAAACCAGCATACATACTGTTAGGCTGATTAAGTATTTCTATACATTCTTCGAACGTTCCCCAATTCTGAACGTCTTGCACAGATACACGTTTATGCGTTTTCGGGCTATATGGTACTTTTGTTGGTTTTGGTGCGTCGGTATCTTCAAACCGCCAGACAATCCACTGGCGATATTGCTTCATTTCAGCCGGGATATTCTGGAACATCATTCGCCCTTTTTAGTGCGCTCGCCAACATAAGCAATCAGCTTTTCGATGGTTACGACGCCAGGATCGTTAATCGAACCAAGCGCGAAACGGCGAAGCCATTCGGGGGTTTTGTTGATAGCTTTGGCGACTTCAAAAACCTTTATATAGGCGGGGCGCTGTGTGTAGATACGAATGGCGAACGCTCGCAATCCTGGGGTGTTTGTTTCCATTGGAGTCATCCGGTAATGTGGGCAATGCCGCGATGGTACACGCCCAAATATTTTTGGGCAACCGCAAAATTTTATGTTGACACGCTGGCCGGTCGCGCTATGATTGCCCACATCAACCACGCACCAATGAGGCAAACGACATGACCTTTGGCACCGCAAACCCTACCGCCGCCCGTGACGCATTGATCGTTGACTGGCAAGACAAGGCCCGCCGTCTCCAGGCACTGAAAGAAGAAGAATTGCTTGCCCGTAATAAGGTTGTCGGTTTCTTTTTCGAAGAAACTACCGACAAAGCGGGTACTGAAAACTTTGATCTTACGCATGGTTACAAAATCAAACTTACGTTTGCTCAAAACCATTCGGTGCCATCGGCGAAGAACGGCGAAGCTGTTAAAGGCGTAATCGAAAAACTGGCGAAGCTGGGCGAAGACGGTAAATTCATCGCCGACCGCTTGTTCCGTTGGAAGCCCGAACTGTCGAAAACCGAATGGGATGCCCTTTCCCCTTCGATGAAACGTATCGTGGCTCCAATTGTTACCACGAAAGCGGCACAGCCAACGGTCGAAATCATCGCACCGAAGGCCGTATAAAATGGATAAACGAATTGTTGCGGCTAATCAGTTGGCCGGACAATACGGTATCAAAACGGTAATTACCGGACCACCTGGGTCCGGTAAGACTCCGCTAATGGGTACAATGCCGCGTGGAATTACGTTAGCTGTTGAACCCGGATACCGTTCTGTTCGAAATCAAAACTTCCCATGTTGGAACGGAATCAATGATTTAAAATCTTGTGACGATTGGTTTGATTGGGTTTTTGGGTCCAACGAAGCAAAAGCATTTGATAGCGTTGGTGTTGATAGCCTTTCGCAGTATTGCGAATTAGTTTTGAATAAGTACAAAGCTAAAAACGCTCATGGTCTGAAAGCCTTCGGCGAAATGGCCGAACACGTTTACGGCAAGATTGAACGGCTTTTTTACCTTCGCGAAAAGCATGTGGTTCTTAACTGCAAACAGGAAACTGTTTACATGCCAGGGCCGGGACCGGACCCGATTCAATTTTCACGCCCGTATTTTCCAGGGAAAGCACTTATCGTTCAAATACCGCATTTGTTCGATGAATTCTGGTCATTAGACGAATTTATTGTTCCGGGTGTAAACGGTAAGGTTTCGGCCTTGCTAACAAAGAAACGAAGCGATAGAATGGTTCGAAGTCGAAGCGGTAACTTGAACGAATACGAACCGCCAAACTTAACCGATATTTTCGCGAAAGCGATGTAAACTAAACCACAAGCGAGATACTGAATCATGGCACAACTTAATTTCGACGCATCGCAATACAACCCGGAACAGGGTGGCGGTCAACTTTCCGTAGGTCGTCACCTCGTAGTTATCGAGAAGGACGAAATCAAGAAAGCCAAAGAAGGGGCGGGCGGTTATCTTGAATTCCATCTGAAAGGCGTTCAAGCGTCCGAAGGCGAACGCGGTCTGTATCGTTTGAACCTTTTCAATGCCGGTGCAAACGCGGCTGTAACCATCGAAGCGGCAAACCGTCAACTTTCGGCAGTCTGCCACGCAACCGGCATTCAGGGTATTGGTGGCGATACTTCTGTCCTTTGGAACCTTCCTTTCGTTATCGAAGTCGGTTATCAGAAAGGCCATGCCCCTGGCGATCCTGATGCCAAAGGCTACACCCAAGTGAACCGCGTTTACTATGCGGACGGCACCGATATCGTTCCGGGTAAATACGGTTCCGCTGGTGGTCAACAACAGAACCAAGGCGGTTTCGGTAATCAGCAGCAACAAACCGGCCAGCAAGGTCAACAGCAATTCGGCCAGCAGAACCAAAATCAAAACCAGCAAGTTGACCCAAACGCCGGTCAACAACAGGTCAACAATCAACCGCAATTTGGTCAACAGAACCAAAGCGGCAACCAACAACAGGGTAATGCCGGTGGTGGTCAACAATGGCAACCGGGCCAGGGTCAGCAACAAGGCGGGCAACAATGGACGCCACGCACTAACTAAGTCGGTTGCGTAAATAGCGGGGTCTTTATTGACCCCGTTTTACTTTGGGGAACGCAACATGTGGAAAAAAGAATATTTACCGGAACCTGATAAGTGCGATGTTTGCAAAAGTCATGTTAGTTACAGCGAACATCAACAAAAGTTCGGCGTAGTCGGACGCGAAAGAACTATCGGTATTTGGAAATGCAAATCCAATAAATGCCGTGCGCTAGTTAGCTGTCACCCTGGAACGAAAAATCCAGTGGGTTACATGGCACAAGAACCTCTTCGCCGCATGCGTACCGAATGTCATAAAGTATTTGACCAGTTGTGGTGCCATAATGATTCACCATTTACCCGCCACAGCGCATACTTCTGGATGTCGCAAGTTCTAGGCATATCCGAAGATGTCGCCAATATCTCAAAACTTACCGAAGATCAAATTCGAACTATTATGGTAGAATCGTGGCGTATGATGCAAAAGCATAAACACGACTCGGAAGCAGAACGCAAGGGTTCACGGCATAGCCTTCGGGATAAAAAGATTCAAACGGTTCGAAAGTCTAAAGTCAAAGTCAATGCCCGTAATTGCCAAAATTATATTTGAGGTCTAAAATGTCAGAACAAAATGGAATGTCGTTTAACCTTGCAAAAGAAGCAGACCTTCAACGGTTAGGCGACACAATATTGGCAGACATTGATAAACACGCACAAGAAACAATGGATGGGGGTCATCGTCGCCACCTGGGCGCTAGTCAAATCGGCGAACAGTGCCGCCGCAAGTTGTGGTATCAATTCAGATGGTGTTCGCGTGAAACATTTGTGGGGCGAATTCTTCGTTTGTTTGATCGTGGGCACCGTGAAGAAGAACGAAATAACACATGGCTACGCGCAAAAGGTTTCGAGGTTTACGACTTTGATTATTCGAAGCCACAGAAAGCCGATGGTTCATACCCACAATACCAAATTAGCGGTTGTGGCGGTCACTTCGGGGGTTCAACTGACGGGGTAATCAAGTTTCCTGAACGTTACAACATCAACGAGTTTTTCTTGCTGGAGCATAAGACGAACGGAACCGGTGCGGGCTTTAATGGATTGCGCAATGATGGTATGCCGAAGCACAAGCCGCAACACTGGGCGCAGACTTGCACCTATGGCTATAAGATGGGCTTGAATTACGTCTTGTACATGAACACCAATAAGAACGACGATGATATGTTTGTGCGCCCCTACAAACTTGACCATAGTGTGGGCCAACATATGGAAGCTAAAGCCGAAGCGATTATTATTGCGCGTGAAGCCCCTAATCGTCTTTCGGATAACCCAACAAACTTTCAATGCAAAATGTGCTGTCATGCTAAGGTTTGCCACGCTGGGGAATTACCCGAAGTTAATTGCCGCTCTTGCAAACATGCTGTTCCGGCTGATAACAAAGAATGGTTTTGCGAAGTTCATAACGCAAATATTCCCGAACATATAATTCCAGAAGCGTGTAACTCATATGAGCCAATCACAGTTTGCTGACCGCTGGTATCAGTCCGAAGGTGTTGAAGCATTTGCAAATTATTTCTTAAATGGTGGCAAGGGCCACCCTTTGGGCGTTTTTCCTACAGGGACGGGCAAGTCTGTAATTATCGCAAAGCTAATCCGTAGGCTTATGACTTTGTGGCCTTCTGTTCGGTGCATGATGATTACACATGACATGCGCTTAATTGATCAGAACGCGTCAAAGTTCCGTAGTATTTGGCCTGAATGTCCATTAGGTATTTATTCTGCTGGCTTGGGCGGTCGCGATACTTTGTTGCCTGTTATTTTTGGCGGTGTTAAGTCCATAAGCCTGGAAATTCAGAGGGCTAACGCGGGGCAGTTCCCACACTTTGGTTGGCGAGACTTTATCTTTGTTGACGAAGCACATTTGATAAGTCAGAAAGAGGATTCCGATTATCATTTTGTTATTCGCGAACTAACTAAGATCAATCCAAACTTACGCATTATCGGGTTTACCGCAACCCCATTCCGTATGCGCCAAGGTATGGTTACAGATGGCGGTATGTTTACAGATATTGCCTATGACATTTCCGGGGTTGACGCGTTTAACCGTCTTATTGACGAAGGCTTTCTATGTACTCTTATTGCACGTCCACCTAAAACTAAAATGGATGATTCGCAACTTGTTGTGCGTGCCGGTGAATATACCGAAGCAAGTCAAGAGGCTGCAATGAGTGAAGAAATGCTTTATAACGCTTGTGTTGAAGTTGTTCAGACCGGAAATGATTTTAACCGCTGGTCTTGGCTGACTTTCGCACCATCTATTAAGCGTGCCGAACTTATCAATGAAATTCTGACTTCGCTGGGTCAAGACTCTACAGTCGTACATTCACAAGTAAAAGAAAAAGGAAAATCCAAAGATAAAGTAATTGCACACCGCATTGAAGAATTCAAACGCGGGTACTATCGAAGCATCGTTAATAAAGACATGTTGACCACCGGGTTCGACCATGCGCCTATTGACATGATCAATATGTTTCGAAAGACGCGCAGCCCTGGCTTACACGTTCAAATGAATGGACGCGGAACACGCCCGTATAACCCGCAAAACCCCGGTGACGTTGACGCTAGTTTTTTCGTAAACGGAAAGGCTTATTGTATTGTTAACGACTTTGCTCGTAACGTTCAATTGCTTGGCCCTATTAACGACCCAGTAATTCCACGTAAGCCAGGGGAACAAGGTGGTGAAGCACCTGTACGGATATGTCCCGAACCAGTCGAAGACGGAAACGGTGGTTGGAAGGGAAAGACTGACATTAACGGCAAGTTTGGTTGCGGTACACAAAACCATAGCAGCGCGCCAACTTGCGTGTTTTGCGGGTTCGTATTTCCAAAGAAAAAGGAAGAAGAATATCGAATTTCACATGAAGACGTTTTTGTCGCACCGCCTAGCACAAAGGTTCAGAAAAGTAAAATAGAATACTGGAACGTAGCGCAAGTGTTTTATACATTGCACGTTAAAGCTGGTTCAGCACCAATGATTAAAGTAACATACGCCTGTTCAAATGGTAAAAGTATGAATGAATTTGTGTGCCTGGAACACGCGGGACGGTCTGGAAAGCTAGCCCGCGAGTGGTGGCGTGATCGTCATAGCGGTGATGTTCCATTGACAACACAGATTGCTCTACAACAAGTGTCACAGCTTCGTAAACCGGCCTCACTCCGCGTAGAGACGGCCGAAAAGTATCCTAAAATATTGTCAGTGGAGTGGTGATGAAAAAAGAACTTCTTTATCACGCCGAATCTGATTGTTACCTTTTTGATTATTGGTCAGATAAATTATCATGGCAATTAGTGGAACCCGTTGGGCATTTGCCCGAACACGTCATAGAAGCTAAAAATCGAGGTATTACGATGGAAATCGAAAGTGATGTTAAGCCGCCTGAATTCTTCGCCGAAGAACCAGTAAAGAAAGGGCGAGCTAAGGCAACACCTAAAGCCGTTGATCAGGTTATGGAAAACTTGAAAATGCTAGGTCAGATTATCAAGAAAAACGGCACCGTTCAGGAAACCCACATTAGTATTTATGATGGTTTCGCAACCGCGTGCATTGGTGAACTGACAATCGGTTGCCCGTTCCCGTTCAATGTGAACGCTATCGTGAAGCATCACGATTTGCTTGAAGCGAAGAAAGTGGCCGGTACTGAATTCGCTTGCACGGCCAACGGGGAACAACTGGTGATCGTCGCGGGCGAAGTACGGATGGTCATTGCAGCGGACTACAGCCAAGTGTGGGCAAGCCCTCAACCCGATAGCCCCATAGCACCAGCAACCGACCGCCTACGCACAGCCCTGAGCGCTGTGGCCCCCTTCGCGACAGACGACCGCCCGATAATCCAGGGCGTTCTGTGCCAAGCAAATACAACCGTCGCTACGAACGGTCATGCAATACTTGAAGTGTGGCACGGTGTCGATATGCCGCCGAATTTGCGTTTGCCTGTGTCATTCATTAAAAAGCTAGAAAAGATTAAACGCGCCATAACACAATTTGGTTTCTCCGAATCATCATTCACGGTATGGTTTGAAGACGGATCATACATTCGGACAGCTATGTATTTTGGTCAATACGTCCAATACGGCCAGTTGTTCAGCGATACGAATGAATACGAATTAGTAGACTTACCGGACGAATTTTATAAAACGTTGAAAGCTATTCAAGCATTCGCAAAAGATGGTGTTGTGTATTTCCGCGACGGCCAAATCTATACAGCAAAGAACGCCGAATCAGCATCAAGTTTTAAACTGGAAACTATACCCAATGGCTTTGGGTTTAACATCAAATTTTTGCTTTTAATTGCGGGTCACGCGCCGACCGTTAAGTTCATGAACAGTTGTGATAAGGTTCAGTTTGAATGCGGAAACGCACGCGGTGTTGTGATGGGCATTGATATGCGCCCACCTCAAAAGATTGCACAGCCTGTACCCGATGATCAGTATAACGATAATTTCGAAGACGACATTCCGTATTGAGGGTTTAAAACATGGTAGGTTGGCCCGATCCATTAGAAAGCGAAACCGCAAATTTTATAAGAAATAGTACGGAAGTTGACACAAAAATTCGTGACCTTTTTGACCAATTAGAAAGAGAAATTATGCTGCATAGGAATTATAAAAAAACCAACCGCTGCCATAATTGTTTAAAAGCTATAGACTCCGATACTTGGTTTTGCAATTGCGAGGGTAAGTAAATGGCCGTTTTTCAAGGTTTCATAGAAGGTAAACGCGACCTTTCAGGTTCTAAATACGACCTGTCAAAGTTGGCGAAGAAAGTAAAACCTGTTCGGTATATGACTGACGAAGAATTAATGTCCATCCCATCAGGTACACCATTCGTATACGACATTGAAACTTATCCGAATTGGGTAGCCTTTGGCTTTAAAGAAATCGGCGGCGAAGGTCGTGTTGTACATTTGGAACTTAGCGAAGAATCGCCAGAAATGGACCGATTGAAGCTAGGCTACATGCTAGCCAACTTTTTGTTAATTGGCTATTTCTCTAATAACTTCGATAAATATTTGTTGATTGCTGGCATTCAGGGTTTAAGCCTTGAAGAAATTAAAGAAATGGCAGACGACATTATCAATCGCGGAAACGAAGCGCGAAACGGTGTTGGTAAACCAATGTACTCCCGCGAAATTGAGGCTAAATATCGAATTAGTGTTCCTGACATGAATCATATCGACTTGATCGAAGTATGCCCGTTGTCGGCCAGTTTGAAAATGTATGCCGCTCGTTTGCACTATCCAGTTATTCAAGATTTACCATTCGACCCTACCGAACCACTTGCCGCTGATGAACGTGAAGTCGGGCGCATGTACCTGGGCAATGACTTGGGCATGACTGAATTTGTGTGGTTAAACTTACTTGAGCAAATGAAACTCCGCATCGATATGTCAGCTCAATATGACGTTGACCTTCGTAGCAAGTCAGATGCTCAAATAGCGGAAGCGGTTATTTGTAAAGAACTAGAAAAGGCTTTGGGTTTTTATCCAGAACGTCCACGCTTACCAGCCGACTATACGTTCAAATATAAAATTCCTGAATACATTCAATTTCAAACACCATTACTACAAGAGTTTCTTGTTAAAGTCGGGCAAGCCGAATTCCCATTAGATAACGGCGGTGGCCCGGTTCTTCCTGAAATGTTAGACGTACTATTGCCAATCGGTAACAGCGTTTACCAATTCGGTATTGGCGGCTTACACTCCACTGAAAAAACGAAAGGTGTGTTCAAAGGTAAAAAACGTAAACAAAAAGATATCGATGTTGAATCATTTTACCCTAAAATTATTCGTAACCAGCGGTTATACCCTGCCCACATTGGCGAAGGTTTCTTGCTGGTGTACGGCGACATTGTAGACCGTCGAGTCGCGGCCAAGCGTGCTAAAAACAAAGTAGTGGCTGACGCACTAAAGATTGTTATTAACGGGTCATTCGGTAAGTTTGGTTCGAAGTGGTCGGCCTTCTATTCACCCGACCTTATGGCGCAGACCACAATTAGCGGTCAACTTTCTTTGCTCATGTTGATTGAAATGTTTGAGCTAAATGGTATTTCTGTAGTGAGTGCAAACACTGACGGTATCGTTATTGTTTATGACGACCATCAAGAAGAACTTTGCCACAACATCCAGAAAGGATGGGAAGCACATTGCGACTTCAAGCTAGAGGATACAAATTATTTAGCTTTGCTTAGTCGTGACGTTAACAATTATATGGCCGTTAAAGCCAAGTATGACAAAGAAACCGAAACCTATTTGGACATTCCAGACGGTATCAAGGTCAAAGGTGCTTACGGTAATCCGTGGGATGATAAAGATATGGCTATTTTCCGATTCCACAAGAACCCGGAAACAACCATTTGTACAATTGCCGCGCAAGAGTACATCACGAAAGGCACACCAATCAGCAAGACGGTTCGCGAATGCCAGGACATTACCAAGTTTGTGGCCGTGCGACAGGTTGACGGTGGGGCCGTGTGGCTATCGAACGGCACAGCCTCGACAGTTACGACCCACGGTAGTTTCGACCGCCAGGGGATAGGTCAGAGGCCCGACGATGGCGAGTTTGTGGGCAAGGTGGTGCGCTGGTACTACGGCAAAGGATCGCTTTCTACCCTGAACTACAAGCGAAGCGGGAACAAGGTTCCAAAGACTGACGGGGCCATTCCGATTATGGATTTCACCGTTGGATTCCCAACCGATATTGATTATGATTGGTATATTCGCGAAGCTAAAGATATGCTTTACGATATTGGGTATAAACGTAAACCTACGACTTTGCAATTGATATAAAAGTAAAAGGCCCATAACGGGCCTTTTCTTATTGCGGCGCGATTGGTCGTTTAGTTGCGTCGGGAAAGCCTGGGTTTCCGCCGTCAACCCACTTGCGCAGGGCGATGCGGTAGTCCATCCACTGCCGTGCCGTGCCAGGCTCCGCGTCGGGGTCGCCATCCTCAAGCATGAGCAGTTGATTAGCAATGCGCGTCATTTGCGCTTTGCGCCATTGGTCCTCAATCGGGGATTGTAGTTCCTGCCAGGTAGGGGCTGGAATTGGTACTAGAATTGGACCGCCAGTTTCCTGGTCTAACTCTATGGTGTTTCCTTGGCCGCGCCCATCCAGAAGCTGCCCGTAATATTCATCGCTTAAAGGATAATAACTTGGTGGGCTAGTATCCTCCGATTGAAATGTCATAGTTGCTGTATCGAAAAACATATTCATTTTCCTCGTGCATACCAGTTATGGTCCAATGGTGTTACAGAAAAACCAGAACTAATACGGAACTGTGAGAGGGATAATGCAGCATATCCACTGTTTGCCTCTCCCGCTGTAGCCCGACCAAGAGACCGGGGAGCGGCGTTGAAGTATTGTACTACGCTTAAGAAAGGCGTATTGAATGAAAAAACAATACCTGATGCTGTATTAGCTACAGATACAGTTCCCCATTGTTCAGTTGTGCCATCTGAATATTTGCGCCACCCATTAGTATCAGTCCCGCCTGTACTTATTACGGAAAGTTTAGTTTCTATGGCAGTTCCTTGTGCGTTCACTGTATTCGACAAAACAGTCACGTCAACAGTTCCGGTATTTGCCCCTACCTTAGCGACGGTAGTGCACCAAATGACAGTGGAGTTTGCAGGCCGTGTTTCAGTACCTGATCGCGGAGTGCCATTAACTCCATCTGTGAACGGTGCGCTATTTCGCTCGTAACCATTGGAGATAGCAGTAGAGCCCGCAGGGTAGTAGCCTTGACCTGTCCCACCCGCGATAGCACTACTAACAACTCCAAAGGCGTCTGATGTGCTGTTATTGGCGTGCTGGTTTGATGCAGTACGAAACCCCTGGAATTGGTCCGCCTGATGCAAGCCAGGAGTTCCGGCCGAGTTCTTGCCATCACCACGTAAAACCATCGCAGCAATGGTGTTGCCATCCGCATGCTTGGCGTTATCGTCCGGCATGCGGAAGTCTGTAGTGCCATTACCCAGCGAGAACATGCCACGACTTGTATACGGCGCAGCAAGCCACACGGCATCAGTAACACAGAAGGGCTGGATCAGTGCCCAAAACTCGGGGTATAGAGTTCGGCCGTTCGTTACGATCTGCCCATCGTTCGGGAGTCGTCCGCCTGGGATGGTCGCACGGCTAAATTTCCAGGGCTTGATATCACCGATATTATCGCCACCGCCGCCCGCCGCTTCTTCAAAAATACCTTTATCCGAAAGGAATTTAGGATTTGCACCCAAAATGCCAGGGGCTGGAACTAAACCCTTTGTACCTGCAACACTTGAGGTTGCGCCAACAACTGTGGGTAAACCATCACGAAGCAAACCGAAACCAGTTGCATCTATAGCAGTTAGTCGGGTTATATCGTTGTTTACACCCTTCATTGCACGGGCTGTGATTTGGGCTTGCAATTTGCCCATCGAAACCAGAAAGCTGTCACCTGCTACAATTGCGACGGCGGAAGTTACATCCAAACCAAGCAAAGTAACAAGGCGAACAGCCGCCGCTAAATCGCTGATTGTTGAAGCGAGTTGTGTTCCGGTATGTGTGGAACGGTCGCGCAATTGGGCGTTAGTTGCGTTAGCGGTAGCCCCGTCAGCAATACCGCCCAACTTAGTTTCTTCCGAATCAGTAAACGCATTCGTATCAGGGTTCGATTCGTAAAGGGTTTTAACTTGTGCGGCAGTTAAAGAAGTTCCCGAACCAGAAGAAACCCATACACTATCCGTAACATCCCAAATATATCGAATGGCATCTGTGCCTGTTCCCTCGTCAACATCTGCGTAATCACCGGCCAACGGTGACGAAACACCGCCTGTTAAAGCCGAAAGGCTGACAAACACACCACGGAAATGACTATTTTCTAATCCGGCAAGTTTAGTTTTTTCTGGATCAGTAAAGTCATTTGAACTAAGAACTTTTCCCGATACTTTGTCAACTTTCTTATCAAGTTCTATTTGGGTTGCTGTTGAAACTGGTTTATCGGTATCTGCGGTATTAGAAACATTGTTTAAAGCAAGCGCAATTTTTAAAGCACTATCTGATTCATAACCAATAAGCTGTAAGCCATATGCTGTGATTGGTTTTACTTCTAGAGTATTTGTGCCTGTCAAATGCAAAATACTATTAGCTGCCCACACACTAGCCGCAATTGCCGTCAGCTTTTCATTGGACGTTTGCTTGCTTCCTAGTTGGCTATCGAGGTATTGGTCGTTCGCGACCAATAGTGACCAATTCGCATCACCTTCCGCCCAAGTTAATGGGCTGGTTTTATTTGAACGAAGTGTAACGTTTATAGAAATTGGCATACGTGACCTCTAAATATCGGTAACATCAATCATTAAGTACGAAGGTGTTCCCCCACCACCGGTATAGGCAATGGTTCCGGTAATTGTGTAATATAACTGCTTCATTGATAAAGTTGCCACATTGGACGATAAAAATTTTGCACAGCTTCCGCTAATAGCAACGTTATATATTGGTGTTCCGCCCGGGTCTTCTAACCCGACGAATTGTATTACAAACATTCCGTTTTGTGCTATTGCGTATAACCTATTTGCATTTCCCGCAAGAGACACGTCATTAGATATTAGTGAACCGGTGGTATCCATATACATTGACGTTGGGCGCATATACGGAAATAACGCGTCAAAAACTAATTTACCCGCCGGATTAAAAACTTGATAACCATACGTGGAACCACCTAAAACAGGTTCATCAAACACCCAATAACTTATGCTTTGGCTTGGATTATATGAACCCAAGCGAAATGTCCATGTGCCATTGTTGTTATTCTTTTGACTAACCAAATAGGCATAATCAGTAGTACACCTGAATGCAATTAATGGATTAACACATGTCAAAGTCAAATCGACTGTATAGTGAAAATTGGCTGTGGAAGTTGTAGTTATTGCACCTTTATAACGCAAAGCAAGATTCATATAATTAGAATCAATTATTATTTGGTTATTTCCGTTGTATATCTGAACCCCGACTTCCATTAAAATAACCCATAATCTATAATTAACGATCTGGTCGCTGCGGTCCAGCTTATGACATTACCGTTTAAAGTAAATTCGGGGTATGTTGCATTGGAAAACATACCTGCCGAATTCGGGTCTTTTGCATAATAAAAAGGAGTTCCCGAACCTACAACCGTAACCGAACCGGCCACGTTTGCAGTGGTCGTGATAGTTCCAGAAATTCTAACAAGTCTAGTCGTTATGCTTATTTGTAGAACCCCAGTCGGGCCGTATACTTCAATACCTGCGGGCATTTTTACCAAATCCCATCACGAAGACGCAAAACATTGTTTCCATCGTAAACCCTTTTACCCAAACCGTCACGTTCAACACGACCGACACCGGAAACAATACCACGGCTTACAATCGCACCGGTTTGAAAGTTAAGACTAAGTATGGGGTTCCCGCTGCCGTCCACGGCTACTGAGTTCAATGTTGCGCCAATTAAGGCGGTAACGATAGTAGCTTGCTGAATGAATGCTGATTTAATGTAGGTATTATTCCCGTCAACCATAAAGGGACTACTAATAACACCGCTGTTATTGTTGATCAATGCAAACTTATCAGCGAGCATAGAAATGGTTGTAGTGACGGTTCCCGTTTCATTTGAGACGCCGATACCAATACCGGCAATATATGGAATGCCCCCCACTGTCAATTGTGTTTTGATTGTGTACATTGCAGAAAGCGAGCCATTTGTATTGGCAATCGATTGTGCGTTAACTTGGGTTGCCGCCATAGCCCCGTTAGCAATTGCGGTTGTTGAGTCAATTGTCTGTGCCAATGCACCGTCGCTGTTTTCCCGAAGAATTCGTTCTTCGTCAATTGCGGCGTATACCGGACCCAAATCAACATCGGGTGATTCGATTTCGGCAATAAGTTCTGCGGTTAATTGCTGCTTACTAATTTGGTCTGTCAGGTAATCAAGCATTTTGTCAGGATTAGTATCGCTTATTTGTGTAATGGCCGCTTGATTATTAAACCACGGGCCGAAACGCCCAGCCGTATCAGTGCAACGAGCCCAAAAATAACGACGTTCCGAAGGCCCAAGGTTGTCCACACCAGTTTTACTTGCTGGATACGGAAGCGTAATTAACAGCGAAGAACTAGCGAATACGTCAGTTATACCCATGCGTATTTCGATAGATTTAGTAATCGTTGACATTTCAGGATCGAAAGCCCAATTCAAATCAATGCCAAACAGTTTCGATGTGCCCACAAATGCTGTAAGGCGTGGCGTCGGAAGGCTTGTAGCTTCGATGGTGCCGGTCCAACTGGCCCATGGCCCCTCGATACGACCGACGCCACGAACGCGCACGGTCCACTCTCCAGGCGACAGATTAGCAACCAGTGTGGGCACATCTGACGTACCTAAACGTTGCCAATCATTCGTACCCGTCTTAGCTTGAAATTCGTAATAGATTGCGTTGCGCGTAACCGTAGCAACGATATTCTGAACTCCAACGGTAATTGTATAAACCACAGTGACCGAATCAATTACAGGACGATCATTCAAACCGGGAAGATTTGATTCAGGCGGTAGCGGTGGAGTAATACCGCCGTTTTCGGCAGTGTAAACACTATCTGCATAGTTAATACATGTGATTGCAACACGACCTTGGGAGTCGGGACGGCATTTTTGAACCAACGCCAAAATACCACGCTGTTCAGAAGGTCCAGCGCTATAGTGCGTGTAATCTTCTTTAACACCGTTGCTTATATAAATCTGTGCTTTTTCTAGTTCGGTCCCGACCAAGATAAAACCAAACTCATTTGAATCAGAGTCTAGCGTTGAATCCGCAATAATTGAATACGGGCCGTCTTCCGCACCGTTTCGTTTACGAAAAGCAACCTTGTATTCGCCTGTTGGATCAAATGGAACCGGTTCAGTGGTTCGCACTTGTCCGGTGGTTCGATTGAAAGATAGAACGCGACCGCCATAACCCCATTGTGGAACATCGTGCATCACACGTATTAACGAGTTGTAGCCCGGAATCAAGCCGGGTTTCAATGTCGAAAACTCAATACTTTTTCTTCGGTCACGGTTGGACGCAATCATTGACATTCCGAGTTTGTAAGCCTGATCGCGACTTTTGCATCCTTTAACGGTCACTCGTGTGGGATTGCGTTTCAAAGAATCGGGAAAAGCGCAAGTTACTTCGGCAGTTTTATAACTTGTCGGATCAGTATATTCGATAACTACATGATCCGGGGTTTCGTGGTCATGAAACTGATAGGTTAGGTTAAACGAACCCTTTACCATAGTTGCCGGACTAAATTGAGCTGTAACTATTGATTGCGGTTCATCGCGAATAAAGTCAATAACACCAGCGTAATACATTGGCGTTGCACGACCACACATTAGGATAACTTTCAAGGCTTCCCATAGTTGCGAAGTCGTATCGAAAACGCCGTGAAACTTATCGCCACGAGTTTCCCAAATTTGATCCAAACGATATAAGTTTTCAATATTAAAACGACTTGTTGCTAAACCGCGCCCGTAATCCTCATTTCGGATTACGTCAGCCGCCGCCCATGCGATATTGTCGCATGGTTCTTCGGCCCCCCAACCTTCGATTGGATTCCACTTTTGCAAGTACGACGTAGAA